TTAGGATATAGACGACAAGCGAGCCAATGAGGATATCACGAAACGCTTTGATTAAAAGGCCAGCCATTATTCTAGATCCAGACTGACGGTTGCACCGGACAGAACTTCTTTAATAGCGGCTTTTAAATCATCGGCGCGGCTTTCATCGTCCAAGCCTTCCGGTAACCGGTCGTCTATCATCTCGCCAATCTCGTATTCATAATTTCCAATCTCAAAATCTTCTAGCACTTGTTCAGAGTATTTACAGGCCACGCTTTCTGCCAATGCTTCGACCTTGTCCCCGATAAGACCCATTATAGCATCCCCGAACTGGTCCAGCTGATCGGATTGTAAACCGGCAACATGTTCGGCATGTTCAAGACGGCTTTTTAAAGCCTCATTTTGAGCCGTCAAATCTTTCATAAGGTCCGCATACTCGGAAACAGTGCTGTTTGATACTGTGTTTTTTAAAGCTTCATTTGTCATAATATTATCTTTCCCGTAGTTAACCGGCCCGCCACCGTGGGGGCCGTCCCAAATAATATGCGCTTTCTCTTATATAATGTAAAGCCCATAAAAAAAGCCCGCCGATTAGGGCGGGCCAGTGGGGCAATGCGGAGCGGGTTTATTCCTTGCCGATATCACCGGCCACATGGTGCCGCAAAACAGAGCGAGGCGGCAATGTTTTAACAAAATCCCGCAATGTTTGGGCGTCGCTTTGTTCTTGTTCTTGTCCGGATGTGGCCCGCCAGTGAATAGCGACGTTGCCACCGGCGGCATAGCATCCCCCGCGTTTGTCGTTCTCTATTTTCTTTTTGCTGGCGCCATGACCAGTGAAGCCGATAACATAATCACGATCTAAACGGGCGCATAACGGCTGGCCATTGCCGCAATTAACACACCCGATATTGTCCAAATATTCAGCGGGGCAACGTATAACCCGCACCCCGTCGGCTATCGCGTTTTTCCCGTTTTTCCAAAAGGATTTTTTCACGACGGTGACAACCGGCGCGATTTTATCCTTAACCATTCGCACGGCGTCGGCCAATGTATCGGCGGAATAATTTATAGTTGTTTTATTAGGTGCCAATTTATGCGCCCAGAATAACGGGTTAAAATGGGAATAGGTGAAGCTTTCACCGCGTCGCGGCTTGGCATCAAGAACGGCGTCTAAATATTCCGCGTCGATATCAGACGGGGCGCACCCGCGCCCGCTGTCGTTCAATCCGCAATCGGCGGGGCATGTCCCGAAAATATCCGCATCACCGGCGCGATATGTTACAGCAATTCCCGCTGTCTTGTTTGCTTGTGATAACTTGACTGTTTTAAGCATAATAAAAAACCCCGTTAAAATTTCTAATAATTCTTATTATCTTATTTTATCCCATATGTAAACAAAAAAGGCCCGCCGGTTTAAGGGCGGGCCAGTGGGGAAAGATAATCGGGCCGGTTATGCGGCAATGGCGGCAACCCGTTGCCAGTCTGCCGGTTTCATATTTAAGAGTTGCCCGCCGCGCTGTTGCCATAAATCAACATCGTCTAAGTCGGCTTTATGACTGGCCGCTGTAACCGCGTTTATCATAGTTGCGCGAGACAAACGGTTGCCTTGTTCATATCCGGCTTGGCCGATTGTATCCAGCAATCCATCAAGAACGCTGGACGTTTCCTTTTTTGTTAATTGCATGACCTTGCCAAGCCCTGCAACGACGGCTGTTTTGTCGATAAAATCGCCCTCAATAGTGTCAGCCGCGGCCTGTTTCATTTGTTCAATCACGGCGTCAAATGCGTCACGGCTGGAATAGACCCCTACCAAATCGCGAATTTTTAATTCTAATGCGCGGTTGTCCGCATCCTTTGCGGCATCCGAAAGCAAGCCCCAGTCGTCGGTATCACGGGCGCTTGTTATATGGCTGGACCGTGTTTTGTTTTGGGTTTGCATTCCATTAAGGCAAGCTAAGGTCCAAGCGATTTGATAAACAGAAACCGAACCCGCGCCGACTTCGGAATTTTGCAAGCCTATCCCGTTGGCCATTAGATCGTTAATCGCGGCACCGGTGCCGGTCTGAACAAGAGATTTTAAACGCAAATATAAACGCTTGTCGGTAACGTCGGCATTCACAACTTGAAACGCGGCTGGGTTATCCATCAGTTGCGGCAAGGCGGCCTCAAGCAAATTGACGTTATCAAAAGTTTTAAACTTATCTGAAACAAAGGCCCGCAGATATCCATTGGTTACAACGTCGGGGTTTGCTGAGTCGTGCGTTCTTAACATCCGGACGGCGGGCTTTTTCTGCCAGATAGCATTTAACAAGGCATCAAATTCTGGTGCAACTTCTGCCTGCAACCGGCGCGCCGTTCTGGTGTCAATGTCCGCATGACTGGCTATCTGACCGAAGGCTACGTCATTCACATCAAAAATTCTTGTTGGCTCACCGCGTGTTTGTTCTAACACAATTTGCGGGCGGCCTCTTTCGTCTGTAGTTTTTTGCAGTTCGGTGGTGGGTGCCAAATAATCCGCCGCACGGCTGGCTTGGTCCTGCACTTTTAATAGAAGGTTTGAGAGAGAGTTTTTGTTATTTTCAATAGTGTTTGTCATTTTTTACATCCCGTAAAGTTAAACCCCGTGAGCATTATTGCACCACGGGGTTTTGTTGTCGCATAAAAGCCCATATTAGTCAAGCTTGAATTTTTAGAAAGTTTTAACGCCGACGACGTTTAACATATCGCGTTCGTTTTTGTGTGTGCTTTTCCCAGTCTTTACCGTAAAGCAAACGGCCAATTAAGCTAAATATAAACATTATGCCGCCACCTCATAAGCATCGTTAAAAGTATCATCCAAAACCTCTAGAATATCTAAGGGCAAAAACAATCGCGGGTCTACATATCCCAGACTAGTGCAGTCTTCGGGCCAGCCGCCTCGACTAGAAACGCGGGCCTCTACTTCATCGCTCCAACACAACCTGCCTTTATCAAAAAGGATAGACTGGCCGTCTTTTTCAATATTAACGATGAGATAGTTATGTATCCCCCAGCTATCTTCCTCGACATCATATCCAAGCCCTTTAATAGCGTCGGCCACAAGATGTGTACCGTTCCAACCGTCGCCATCGCTAAAACCAAATTTATCGAATGCGTCCTGCCATTCCCATTGAGTATAAGTTATAGGCATTATGCTGTACTCCCGTTAAGAAAATTATTGATAACTACGTTATCTTTAAGGGTAGCGGCCAAAGAGGGCTTAGGGTCTTCCTTGCGCCGCAATTCCCAAACCAAATGTTCTACATTGCCTAAGGCCCCGCAAATTTCGTGCAGGTCATTTTCATAAGCCAAATAATACAAAGCCACTAAATCAGTATGGATTTTCTGTTTAACGTCAATCATTCAAAACTCCCGTGTTTAAATTAACGATGTCCCATACATATAGGATTATGCAGGACATATCAAGGACAAAAGCACGTCCCAGTTAAATTTGCCTTTTTGATGGTGTGTTGGCTCGACGGATTGTAACCCATCCATCTTTAAATCAACCGCCGCGCTGGCCGGATACAAAAACAATTCGGGTTCATCCATCGGTTTGTTTTGTTTTTTAATCAATATCCAACAGGGCCCGTGATGGTGTCGGGACAACCAAGCAACCTGAGACGGCTGTAAGGTAACCCCGTTGCTGGTCAAAAACTTTAATTCTACAAAATGAAAGGTGCCCTGCTCGTCGCATATCAATAAATCAGGAATACCTGCGCCAACAGAATTTTCAATCCTTGTCAGTAATAACTTCCTGCTCGACCTCTGCGTCGCTTCCTTCATCTGTTTGTAAAAGCCGCTCTCTCGCTTTACCGCGATTGCTGGCATTTTTCTTTTCTTTGGGAGTGATGTCGATGGTGATTGGGGCATAGCTTTGTTTGATTTCCTCTAAGGCTTTCAAAACATCTTCTTTATTCATGCTATCAATAGACCCTGTGCGAATCTCAGATTTGCTGACATAGATGTCACCTTGTGCTTGCCCCCTGCGATACTCAGCTTGAACAGCGGCAGAATAAGCCCCATTTTCCAAAGCTACATCCCGAATGGATTGTAGGTCACGCAAGTGCCTCTGATATGTAACCCCGTATTTCTCATCCAGTTCGCGCCGGTAGGAATTTATAGCGGCAACAACATGGGGCGAGATATGCTGATTGGTTAGCTCATACGCCCTGCTATGTGCTGACGACGCAGAATAGCCAGCATTGATTGCCGCCTCACGCAAAGTTATCTGCCCGTCCTTGCTCACAAGCTCTTTAACAAAAAGCTCCTGCTTACGGGTTAAAGGTTGTTCTGTGCTGGCCGGTGGACGCCCTCTAGTCTCGCGGGGCTTTCCTGTTACTTTGCTTGCCGCTTTAGTAGCCATTATAAATCCTCAGTTAAAAAGGTCACATTCGTTAAACACCCTTTTCTTTATATAGGACAGAAATATATTTTTCAAAAAAAATATTGCAAGACCCCCATTAGGCGTTTTCTTGTTTTATAGGTACCGTCTTTGTTTTCACTGGTGCTACCTTGCCGGTACCTAATAAGGTATTGTTTTATAGTGTTTAAAAGATAGGGTACCGTTGGTACCGTTGGTACCGCCTATATTTTATAAAAAAATATTTTTTTATTCTCAGCTCCTATATACTGTATACTGTTACAACAAACAAAAAACACGGGGCATCCCGTTAAGAATACCCCGTGGTCCGTGGTCCGTGTTGCAAGCTATCTACTTGATAACTCGTAGACTTCTGCCACTCTTGCTCTGCGCTTAACCCGTTTATCACGGATACTGACAATATTTTCAGTTAAGCCGCAAACGTAGCGCCTTCCCTGAACGAGTTGCCAATGCCAGCCTGCCACTACTAACCAGATGCGCTCGCTGTTTCGGTCTTTCACCGAAGCTCTGAGCCATCCTGCTAGGGTTGCACCGTTCGTTCGGTTGAACGTGACGCCCCAGTCGGAGCCTTTTCGTTCGACACAGTTGATGCCATACGTGCGTAGGACACCCAGAACTTCTCCCGTAGAAGTTCCGGTCACGGACCGTCGATTAGAGATATCCCTAATACAACGTGCCGCATCCGCTGTGGTGTAACCGGTTAAAGAACTGATTACAGCCGGACCGCAATAATTATTGCGCTCACGCTTTGTCGAACCGTGGTTGACAGGCTTAATGCGTAGTTTGGTCATAAGACCCTCCCGTAGAAATTAACAATGTGAAACAGCGTACCCTTTTAACCTAAATGTGGTTAAGGGGTAAAAAGGAACCGCCACGGCCCCTCCCCCATAGTATAGCATATAATCCCATACATGTCAAACATAAAATTTTAGAAATTTCTATCGGTCTTTCCAAGCGTCCCAAAAAAGATAGGCCAGCAGGGCAAACCCGCTGACCAGATAACCGATTATGAATATTGTTTCATTCATCTTTTAGCGTGTTCTCTGATGACGGACAAATCTCTGCTTCCATCTACCGGAAAGTACCAATGCTTTCCAACGTGATTTAAATAATTCAACAATATCTTTGCTCCAAGCGGCCTCACATAAAATTTCCATCGAAAGCAAGGAAACCCTACGTTTAAAACGTGTTTGCTGTAAGTGTCAGTGGTGTAGTAATTACTGCCGCCGCCCTTGGTGTAAACGTCACCCGATATGCGAAACATCTTGTTACAGTCAGCGCGAAGTCTGGTACTGATGTTGTTTGGTGTGCGTAACAGGTTGGGAATAGAGTCAAAGAACTCATTAAAAGGAATTTCTAGAACACCATCAAGTTTGTTGG